CGACGCGCAGACCCGGCGTCAGGCCGGTTTCGCGGGTGATCCGCACTCCGAGGTCTTCCGTCATTTCCACATCTCCTGAGGCCGGCCGTTCTGTCGCCATTCGGTCACCGGCTGCGTGACTGTGCTCAGATCGCGGCCGGGCCAGAGCACCTGCAATTCGAGGTGGCCGATCGGAACGCGGTTGGCGATGTAGAGGCTGTTGCCGGCCTCTTCCCATTTGCGCCAGAAGTTGATGTCGGCGTCGACACGACCCGGTCCCCATGAACCATTTTCGTCCGGCACGTCGACGAACCAGGGCTTGCCCAGGGCTTTGAGCTTGTCTGATCGGATCAGCGTGAGGCCAAAGTGTGCTGTCGAGACCTTGGTCAGGTCGTCGGCAAAGGACTCGATGAGCATCTGGCGAAGGTTGCCTTCGGCCGTCTTCACCGTGAACAGCGGAACCGCGCGCCCCCTACCCGACTGGATTGCCGCCACAGCATCGATTTCCGGGTGGCAGCACATGAGCTGCATCAGCATCCCGGCATCGTTGCGCGTGAACACCGAGTCATAGTCGAGCGTCAGGATCGCATCGGGATTGTCATCCTGAAGCGCCTCTTCCATGACGCGCTCGATGCACTGCGACCAGAATGCCCCACTGTAGCGACGGAGCTTGACCTTGAGCGGCGGCAGCGCTTCGAAGGCGCTGAAGAAATTGTCCATGAAGCCGAGACGAGGAACGCTCATCACGGCCGAGACGCCGATCTCCGACTGGAACGGCTTTGTCGCGGCCAAATTAAGCGAAATTGGCAGCGCCGCGCAGTCATCGGGCAATTCCGATGTCCACCGGCGGATCAGCATCAGCCCGGCAGAAGCGAGCGCCCGCTTGAGGCTGTCTTCGTCGAACAGCGCCTTATGAAAATCGGCCTCGTCGATCTGCCCGCCCATCACGTAGCCGAGCGTGTTAATATTTTCGCCCGAGACGTAGCGCTCCGCCACGTTGCCAAAGTCCGGCACCGCAATCTTGAGCTGGCCGCCGGGCTTGAGGACGCGCACCCACTCCGCGATGACCTTGGCAATCTCGCGGTGCGGGAAATGCTCGAGCACGTGGCTGGCGCGAATTTCGTCGATTGAGTTGTCGGCGTAGGAGAGCGGATAGATTGCCGTCCCATTGATGTTGCCGAGCGGTGTGAAGCCTTCCGGGGATACGGGCCCGGCCCCAAGATCGAGTTTCATCGGTTTCCTCTGTCGGGAGGGTTGGCGAGCGGAGCCGACACCCCGCTCGCCTATCAGCGCTGAATGGAAGCCGCTTGTCGGTGCGGCAGAGCGATCAGCCTTCGACGAGGGTCATCGCGTTGGCTTTGGCCGCCGTGTTCGGCGCCTGCTCGCCGCGGCCGAGGTTCGCAACCACAGTCACGGTCTGCGTCGTCTGCGGCGAATAGACCGCCTGCAGGTAGCGCTTGCGGGCGCGCAGATCGACGTTGAACTTGTAGTTGTTCTGCAGCGTCGCCGTCGCCGCAGTGTTCGCGTTGGGAATGGTCGGCGTCGAGAACGCCGAAATGTCCGCAAACGAGGACGAGTTGGTCACGTCGGCTTCCTGCAGCTTGCAGACGGTGGGACCGTCCGAAACCACATCTGCCGTGGTGGCGATGATGTCGATGGTGGCCCAATCGTACCCAAGGGTATCGATAATGCCGGAGGCGGTCGCGCCGTTGGTCTTGGAGACCTGGTTGACCGCAACGATGGTCTTGAGCTGGGGCGTCATGGTGCCTCACTCCTGTTTCGGGGGTTCGGGATCGGCCGGCACTTCGGGCGCCGGCGGTTGCGGTGCGACCGGCTCGGGAGCCGGGGTCGTGAGAGCAGCGGCCAGAGCGGCAGCGGCCTCTGCGGACAGTTCCACGAGGAACTGCTCGCCAGTCGGCGCCTCGATTACGAGGCGTTTGAGCTCGCCACCGTCTCCGACCGAGACGGTGGCGTTGTCGAGCGTGCGCAAGGCTTAGCCCATCTTCATCGCGACGATCGGGCCGGCGACAGTGTTGTCGCCGATGTCGTGCACGTTGATGTCGAAGCGCTCGGTGCCCAGGAGACCGATCTGGTCCTGGTCCATGTAGCGGTGTTCCGACCGCATGATGGTGATGCCGCGGCGCTCGCCCATTGCGGCCGCGAGACCCATGTTGCCATAGATGAGCCCGATCTTGCCGCTCGGCGACGTCGAGACCATCTTCTGCACGATGGTGATCGGGGTCCCGAGGTAGCGATACTGCACCTCGCCATCCAAGGTCTGGATGGTGTTGCCACCACCAGCCGCGACCAGTCGCTCGAAGAGCAGCGCAAAGGCATACTGCGAGCAGTAAATCTTCGCTCCCGGCAGCGCGTAGAACGGCAGCAGCGCACGCATCGACTCGACGTCCGTCGCGGTCACCGCATCGAACGTGGTGTGGCCGGTCGCTGTGGAAAGACCAACCGGCGAGGACGCATTGAGGAATTTCTGCGTCACGCCGGTGATGCCGCCATACGCCGACGTGCCATCGCCGTTGAAGCCGCAATCGTCTTCCTTCGAAGCGAAGGCATAGGCGATTTCCGAGGTGATCCAGTCGCCGATCGAGATGATCGCATCCTGGTCGATTTCGGTCGAGAAGCGCGTCAGCGTGGCGAGCTTCTTGGCGGTCAGGTTGACGTTGTCCCAGGCCGCCTGCGACTCAGTCGGCGCGGTGTTCTCGCCGACGAAGTAAGCGGTCAGGCCACCGGTGCGGCGCGGCCAGTTGAGGGTATCGCGGCCCATCGGGACGATGCGCGCCTCGCGGCGGAAGACGCCGTACGTTTCGCGGAGGACGATGATCGAGTTCATCATCTCTTCCGGCACCAGGAAGCCGCCGGCGCTGTTGACGCCTTCGGATTGCGCACGCATCAGCATGACGCCGTTCTCGCGGCACCAGGCCTGCGCCTTCTCGTCGCCGAGGAACACGGCCTTGACGAACATGCCAGTGCGGTACGCATCGGCCTCGCCTTCCTTCGTGTTCGGGAACGAGATCATGCGGCCGTCGCGGCGGTATCGAGGCTCGAGGCGGACGCCGAGACCCGGCTGATCCTTCACCAGCAGCGCGGACTCGCTCGAAAGGCGGATGGCCTTCTCGGCGCGTTCGATCTGCTGGTCGAGGTCGGCAATCTGCGCCTCGATCTCGGCGAAGAGCTTGGAGTCCTTGATGACATCCGGCTCGTTGAGCTTGTCGACCGCCAAGCCCTTGGCCTGGCGGAGTTGGAGCACAATGCTGCTCATTGAAATTCTCCTAGAATGAGCGTGAGCGGCCATGCGCGGCCGCATGCGCCCCACCAGGCCGGCGGGGAGCTGAGAACCCAGGCTTTCGCGGGTGTTAGACGGTGAGCTTGAGCTTCAGGGCTTTCGCCCGACGCGCGCGTTCCGCAGCCGCGTCATCGCTCTTCTCGGTAGTTTCTGGCTCGTCCCCATCGAGGGAGTCGAGCATGCCCTTGATGACATCGCAGGCGCTCGTCATCTGCCCATGGGCATCGCGCAGCTTCGTCTCGTTGGCGGCCGAGAGCGTTCTGCCCGCCCGCTGCACGGTGGCATCGGGCGATTTGGTGGCCGCGACCTTGAGAGCCTTGGCAAGCGCCGCGACCGCGCGCTGTCCCTCGGTGGGCGCAGCAAGCAGGGTCACGTCGTCGATCAGGCCGTCTTCGCTTTCGCTGGTTTCGTCGGCCAGAAGTTCGGAGACTTCCTCGATCGTCATGTCGACGAGGATATGTCCCAGGGTGTTCATCGCATCGGCGAGGCGCGCCGGCACATCGCTGCCGTCGCCTTCATATTCGGCCTCGAACTCGACTGATTCCTCGAGCCAGCCAAGATCGGCCAAAATGCTCGCGAGCCAGGAGACCGAATATAGGCCCTTCTTGGTGGGCACCTTGGCGTCGCGGCGAATCACCTGGTCGACGTCAATACCGGCGGCGCGCGCCTGCGCCACAGCGTTCTCGTTGGCCGGAATGCCGACCACGGAAATCTCGAGCAGCTTCTGCTTCTTGAAGTCGATGCCGCCGGGCCGACTCTTGTCCTTGGCGAGCGTCCATTCGATCGGCTGGAACCCGACCGACACGCTGTTGAGGTAGCCGCCCTTCACAAGCTGATAGACGACATCCGCCTGCGGGTTGACGTCCTTTTCGGCAAAATGGATTTCGCCGATGAGCTGGTTGCCCTCGACGCGGATATTGTGGGCGCGGCCGATGATGTTTTCGACCTTGCTCGGGTCGTGCCCGAAGAGCGCCACCGTGCCGGCGCCAGACCGATCCCAGATCCAGCCCTTGGCCTCGATCGTGTCGCCGTAGCTGTCGACGCTGTCGTCGCTGAAGACGAACGGGACCGCGCGGGTGTCCTCCGCGATCTCGGGTGCTGCGAGCTTGAACTGGAAACTCAGGTGGGCCTGCGGCCGCTTGCCGGCCGACGCCGCCTCACGGAACTGGTCGATCGAGAGCAACGCTCGCTTCATTTTGCGTCCTCGGGGTTCTTGCTGCCAGGGCCGCCGTCGGGAAGCGTGCCGTCTTCGGGGCGTCCGGCCCCGTCTGCTGAAGTGCCGGTCGTGTCGGAGCCGAGCGCGGCCGTATTGACTGGGAACATCAGTTCGTCGCCGCCTTTCATGGGCGGCAGGCCCTCGAGCCGGCGCGCCTCGTTCGGCGTCATCAGGCCGGAGAGAACGCCCAGGCGATAATTGTTCATGCGCGTGCTCTCGGCAGCGCGGAGCAACAGGCGCTCGTCAAAATCTGCCTCAAGCGCGGGCTTGCCGTCGCCGAGCGCGAACTTCTTGTCGAAGCGCTGCTCCCACATATCGAGGTCGGGCATGACGGTCGTGTTGACGTAAGACTGATCGGCGTCGTCGAGCTTGATCCTGCTGTTTTCGCCGGCTACGCCGAGCCGGTGCAGCGGCACGCCGAAATAGCGCGCGATCTCCTCGACCTGGTTCTTGCGCTGCCCGATGAATTCGAGGTCCACCGACGACAGTTGCATCGGGTTCCACTTCAGGCCTTCCTCGAGGATGGCTGTCCGTCCCGCGTTATGCACGCCCTCACGCATTGCGGTCCACTGCTGGCGCAGCCGGTCGGCCGTGTCCTTGTTTAGCTTCTTGTCGGTCTGCAGCACGCCGGCCGGTCGCGCGCCGTTGCGCATGAACCGTGCCGCTTGCTGCTCGAGGCCGAGCGCCACCCCGATTGCATCGCGCGCCACGTTGATCGTTGAGACGCCGTAGAGCGCGTTAAGCCCGAGCCCGCGAATGTGAAGGATGTCTTCCTCGGGGATCATCGTCGGGAAGCCGCGAAGCTGCCAGGTCTGATAGAGCCCGGCGCGCATCACGGAATAGAACAGTTGGCCGTCCTGGCCTTCGTAGAGGTGCACACCATCGGGATTGAGCGGCCAGAGCGATACCGGATCGCCCCGCATATTGCGGATGATCGCCGCGTAGGCGTTCCCCCTCAGGAGATACGCCGAGTGCATCATCACCGCGAATTCGTACCAGGTCTGCAGCGTGTTCGGGTTCTTGAAGATCTTGGCGACCGGGTGATTGCTCACCGGATCGACGCTGCGCCCTTCTTTCTGCGGCAGCAGCCGCGGCGTGCACCGCGCGAAGTCCTTGGCTCGCATCGATACGCACGCATAAACCGTCGAGACGTTGAGAGCGCCGGCCGTGCTGATCGCAAGCCCTGTCGCCGATTCCAGCCCGCCACCAAACTCGCGGAACCATGCCTCGATCGTCGTGTCGTCGGTCTTCGTGACGAAGGCCTGCACCGCTCGCCCGAACCGGGAGAAAATCGACATCGCTTCTCCCTCAGACGACGAGAATATCCTGCTTCTCGTAGACGCTCGGACCACCGCCCGCAGGCTCCGGGTTGAGCGACATGAACGTCACCGCATCCATCAGCGCAGCCCACGGATCAATCTTGGCGTCACCGGCGTTCTGCTTCGTCGCCCGGATCGCTGTTGCCGTTGGTTCGATCTTCACGTTGCCCACGCACCACGCCATGAGCGATGAGCCGTCGTGCAGCAGCGTGCCGTTGGCGAGCTTCCGTTCCGCCGTCTTGATGGCGTTCATCATCGCGTAGCCTTGCTTGGCGCCGACGAGCTCGCTCGATTCCTCGGTGATCCCAATCTCGGCCAATGCATCGACGATCTCGCCCAGGCCCGCCGGATCGACTGCCACGCAGGCCAGCTTCCCTGTCGCCCTCACCTGCTCGATGAGCCCGATGATGTCGGCAATGTCCTCGCCGGGCATGTCGACGATCGACAGGGTGCCTTCCCGCTCGAAATCCTTGAGCCGCGCCGCGATGGTCTTGCGCCGCTCGAACACGCTCTTGTGGCACCACGCATGCGACCAGCTCAGCCAGTCCTTTGTTGCCGCGTGCCTACCGAGCGCATTGAAGCCGAACAAGTCGTCGAGACCACCGCCGTCGAGCCCGATCACCACCACCTCGCACTCGTCAAGCAGTGAGTCGAAGCTGATCGTCGGATCGGCAGCGCCCGCCCAATAGTCGGCGCCCGGCCACCGATTGGCCCGCAGGTTCAGGCCGATCTCGACATTGAGGTGCTTGCTCAGGAACGTTGCCAGCGTTTCCTTATCGCCGGCCGTCGTTTCCTTGCGCAGTTCGTCCTCGAGCCATTCCTGGCTCACCGACCGCCCCAAATTCGGGTTGGTCACGTAGAAATTCTCTGGCTTCAGGTAGTCCTGCGCCTCGACCATCGCCGGCGGGAACTCGTAGAGCACGCCCAGCGACTTGCGGTCGTCGATCCTACCGTCCCGCACCTCGCGGAAATAATCGAGCTTGGCCTTGAACACACCAGTTGGCGGCTCGTCGCTTTGCGTCGACAGGTAGATCACGAAGCCCTCAGGCCGCGCCACGAGGCCGCCCGTGGCTTCCCGCAACATTGCGTCGGCCCGCGGCTTCTTGCCGAAGGCCCACAACTCGTCGACCAGCACGAAGGCCGCCTTCTTGCCCGATACCGTGTCGGTATCGGCCGCCACCACCTTGAGGAACGCCTTGGTCGTCCGGTGCGTAATGGTGCGAACATGTGCCTGCACATGCATCAGCGCCGCCAACTCGGGATCGGCCGCAACCATATCGGCCGCCGGCTTGAACGAGTTGTCGGCGACCTCGATCGTCGGCGCCAGGATCACCAGCTCGGCGCTCAGCCGCCAGTTGACGACCAACGCCGTGAGCATGATGCCGGCCGCGATCGTCGACTTGCTGTTCTTTTTGCTGATCAGCAGGAAGAATTCCCGGATCAGCCGCTTGCCCGTTTCCGGGTCGGCCGCGCCGAAGATGGCCGCGACAAAATCGAACACCCACTGCTCGCAGGCCTCGCCGAAGGTCGGGCTGCCCGGCGCGTCGACGATGCGGAGTGCCTTGAACACCTCGAGCGCATCCGCCGCAGCAGCCGGATGGAGCGGCTTGAACGGGATCAGCGACTTGCCCTGGACAATGCGGCGCTCCCAATCCGGGCACGCCGTCGACCATTCGGTCACTTGTTATTGACCACCAGTTGCGGCGAGCTGCGCACGCCGAATTTCCCGGCAACCGACTCCGCCGCGTTCTGGCGCTCCTGCTTCTTGCCCTGCGGTGCGGCCGCTTCATTGAGCGTCTTCATCGTGGTTGACAGGTTCTTGAGCGTCATCGCCCGCTCGCCCAGCGAAAGCGCCTTGAGAAGCGCCTGGCGGCGCCGAGGGTCGCCCTCCTCCTCGAGGATCATGTCCTCGAGCTCGCCCATGTGCGACGTTACTGTGTCGAGCTCGTCGAGCAGCCGCGACGTAATGCTGCGCGCTCGGTCAGTCAGGCCCTCCGGCTCGACCTTGGGCTGCACGCCGAGGATTTCCGCCTCGACCTTGCGAACCTCGATCCGCGGCGGCCGCTCCTTGCGCTCCCAGCCCTCTTTCTTAGCCTTCTTGCGCACCGCGCCTTCGGTGATGCCGTACCAGCGGGCGATCTCGCGGACGCTCATCACGCCCGCGCGGTAATCGCGTTCGATGCCGTCCCAATCTATGGGCTTGTCAGCCTTGGCCATTTTGCTGGTACGCACTCCGGTACGCAGGTGCGTACTTCCATCATGCAAAAATTCTGCGCATGGCGACCCGTGCGGTTGCCGCCCCCTCGGGCTAGGAGGAATTAAACCCCCATCCCCCTGATCAGCGACGTGCGGCTCGCGCTCGGATGCCCTTGAGCGTGTTGTGCCTGGTGCATAGGCATTGGCCATTGCGCGGATCGAGCGGATCGCCACCGTCCTTACGCTCGACGATGTGGTCAGCCACGAGGTTGGTGACAGCCGTGCAGCGCCGGCCGTCTTCTTCCCATTCGCAGCGATGTCCTGCTCTGGCGATGACGTGTGCTGCCCAGCGACGGGCTTCACGTGTCAGCAGCTCGGGATCGGCACGCTTGGGTGGTGGCTGGACACGACGTGTGTCTGTTGCCTTGATGCGGCTGCCATCGTTGATGTGCATGGCTGCTGCCTCAAATGACAAAGCCCGCAGCGGTTGCCACGGGCTCTCTGGACGCAAAGCGTCAGCATCTATTTCGGACAACGCCATGATTTGGGCTGCGTCGTCAAGCGGCCTTCGCGTCGGTCTTGAAGTGTTTCACCAGCCCATTGAGCGCGGTGCGCAGTGCGCCGTACATTTCCGGCCGATCGAACTCCTGCACGACGATGGTCGAGATGGCGCGCATCCGGGCAACTCGTTCGGTGACGGGCGCATGATCCTCGATCGCATCGTTG